TACGATTGGTCATATATATATCTATTAGCGTAAATCTTTATCCGCCGTGTAATATGTTTTCCCTTTTGTGACAAAACTATGAACCCTCGCGTACCCCCACGCTTGTGGAGAAGCTCCCGGACGATGCCCAGTTCTCCACGCAGCGAGACCTCTGTTATATACCGTTTGAAGTGTCTTGAGGGGTATCTTTGTAGCCTTCGCTATCTCTGGGAGGGACTTGACACCTGGATACTTCTTTCTAAATCGTTGGGTATATGAAGATGTGCGAGTCTTTACACCCTCATCCGTCTTGAAATCCGCGTAATCCTTCTTGAGCATCTTTTTGTAGCGAGTCTCCACAGACTTTAGGGTTCTGAGACCACGAAAGTATTTGAGGGGTGCATAGATTTTACCCTCGGTTCTGCGCAATTCCCTAACCTTTTTAGATATTTCCTGATCAGTGAGAGGCATCTTAATTATTATGTAGATTTAATTCAATGGATTGGGGTGAAGAAAAACCAATTCCAGAACATGAGAGATCCTGTAACATTTTCTGTAACTGCTGTTTACTAAGTTCTATGACGGGATTAATGGTTGGTGGTGTGATGATAAAAATGTATTATGCTGGTTATTTGTGACGCAGATACTTTACAGCTTCTAGAATGTTTGAAAAAATTTTGTTACCAAAACGAACTCTACCCGACTTTGCCGACACCCACCCCTTGTGTCCATCGTAATAACACCTTTGAATGTCAACCATTATAAAAACAAAAGATTATTTTAAAAGAAAGGTAAGAATGGGTCTGACAATTATTATGGGAAATATGTTTTCAGGTAAAACTTCAGAACTCATTCGCCGACTTAAGCGTTACAAAGTTATCGGTAAAAAAATTGTGGTCATAAATTCAGCGAAGGATACGAGATCTCCTGAGGAAGTTCTCAAGACCCACGATGGTGTTGAATTTCCGTGTCTCAAAGTTGAGCATATTTCTCATTGTATCATCAAAGAATCATTCTGTAATGCCGATATCGTAGCTATAGATGAAGCACAGTTTTTCTCAAACCTTCAAGAATTTGTACAAATGTGTCTCTTCCTTAAAAAATCAGTCATCATGGCAGGTCTTGATGGAGATTACAAGCAACGAAAGTTTGGAGAAGTCATTGATTGTATTCCGTTGGCGAGTGATGTTGTAAAGTTGTCGGCTCTCTGTATGGACTGTAAGAATGGAACACCTGGACCATTTACGAAAAGAATCGTTCAAAGTGATAAACTTGAACTCGTGGGTGGTAATGAAAGTTACAAAGCAGTGTGTCGCCGCCATCTAGAATCTATGGATGTCCAAAATAAGAACGACTCTTTTCTGAAGACTGCGTTTAACAAGGCGGTGAAATCGAGAATGGTCAAATAGAAAGTCCTTTCCAGGTTCGTGTTGATGCCCACCATTTTCGGTGTAAAGTACACAATGTTTACCACCCTTGATTGTTAAGTGGTATCTCAGCATGAGATTACTCTCGGCACGATGTGCGGGTATGGCCATTGGACCATCTATGACTGCAAACATTGCGGTGTCTTTATCTATACACGAAATCTGATCAATTATTTTTTGAACTTCGGGGAAATCCTTGACTTTGTAGTAATAATAATTATTATTCTTCTTGAACCATGGATCAAGTTTATGAAAGTAATGTTTCTTTGCGTCGGCGACACCCTTTTCAAATTCGTATAAAATCTTATTATAGTTTGCTCGTACAAACCACAGATTTGGGTAATCCATGATATTGTATTCAAACTTGTGAAACATCATATCCACCAAAGTGTTCCTCATACCAACCAGAGGTCTGAGAGGTCTCTGGAAGTAAAGCATATCTATCGGCGACTTTAAATAATCGTGAAGAACAAGAACTACTGGTAGCCACAGAAGACGCCACATTAATTTCTCTGTATAAAATAAAAATGCCAGGTTACGGCAAGCGAATGGAAATGTTTACCCCAGAACCAACCAAGAAAACCCCAGAACTTGAAGAACGATTCAAGGTTCCACTTCTCCCCTCGATGACTCTTGTCCAGTTGACCATTTTTGGTCTTATTTTGGCTTACGCGTGGTCTGTGCGTAAGATGAACAAGGCTGTCGTCTCCACCGCGGCTCTCACCATTGGTCTTCTCCACATGTATGATCACATGTACCGCGTGAAGCGGGGTGAAGAACGCCTTTTCTTCGCGCCACTCCCAAAGAAGGAGGGGTACTGTGGTGCTTGCCGAAAATAAATTAGCTATACATTGTAAGTATGCACGTCAAGATTGTTCGTAGCCCAGATCGTAAAAAGAAGTTCAGGGCAATCCTAGGAGACGGCAGGACTGTTGACTTTGGTGCCAGTGGGTATTCCGACTACACCAAACACAAGAATCCTTCACGAATGCGCTCGTATGTCCTCAGACATGGTGGTCAAATTCCAAAACGTATTGTGGCTGAACGCCAGCCGGCAATGATACACAGAATGATGCGTAACATAGACAAAAGTGACAAAGAAGATTGGAAATTAAGTGGTATTGGGGGTGCAGGGTTTTGGTCGCGTTGGTATCTCTGGAGTCAACCAACGATTCCAGGGGTACAAAGGTTTATGGCAAAGAGATTTGGAATTAAATTTGTATGATAATACTAAATGGCCGCAATCGTTTTAGGATTGTGTTGTGTATCTTCCATGCTTGGTGGAGGATACCTGGCATATAATGAAATGAAAAAATCACAGTTGGAGGAAGCTGCTATACAAAGACAGAAAACCTTCGCAAAAACACCAGGACTTCATATGTTCTATGAATGTGATTATAAGGAAGATGGTGTACTTCAAGTGATAGATGAATCACTTCCAAAGACTATGGAAGATGAAACTACAATTGATATGGATGGTGGTTTTAAATCATTCATTATCACAAGTGGATATAAAGTAGACACATATGATAAGGATGGGCTCACTGGCGTAAAAATGACATATAACGGACCTCAAAATATGCGATGCCTTAAAACTCCAATTAAAAGTTTAAAATTCTATAAAGCCTAATCATTCTTTGTGAGACCTCGTCTCTTTAGGTTAGCCTTAAGGTCTGCGAGGAGAGCAGCTCGTGGTGGTGGAGGTGGAGGTGGCATGGTCGCACGTCTTGGTGACATACGTACTGGCTGGGCAACACGTTGTACTCTTGGTGCATTTGGACCAGCCTCCTTAAGGACCATTTTACACACTTTGATAAACTTCTTGGCACTCTTCGCTTGATTTTCAAGGGATGGTTCAGCTTTAGCCTTTTTGGGCAACTTCGCCATGAGCTCTTTCTTTGAAAGTTTTGTGCGTTTACCCTTGACATCCTTTGTCACCCTGAAGCCAAGCTTCTTGACCTTTTCTTTGAGCTTTTCGTACTCCATTTAATATACACTAACAAAAATTATTGATACCTGACACCGGCTCGTGTCGCCGCATCATCAATTTCGTCAACCATTTCCCACGCCCATAGACACTCTTGTGCGTTTTGGTCTTCACAAATAGAGTGCGCCAAGTCAAGAGCTTCGTGAAGAATCATCTTGAGACGCATCTGCCTCACTGTAATTTTTTTAGGTTCTCTCAAAGAGGGTGCCTCGTACATCTGTTGAAGTGCGACACGAGTGATTTCAGACTTCTTCCGTTCATAATTGATTTCTTCACTTCTTTGGGCTGCGACAATTTGAAGTTTTCTACGAATGGGTGCTGGTTCAGGTGACCAATACCCAAATTTCTTGAGAGTCTGCACCATTAAATATCTATTGGAAGATATTTTTAAGACCATTTAAGTCTCTCTACAAATCTTCTTAATAAATACGGTGTAAGTTCACTTAAGGAGCCAAATGGCACATATCTATAATCTGGAAAATCCTCACCCATACCTAAAAGTTGTGCAACTTTGTATCTTCTATGTGGAGTACATCGTGCAAATTTGATATCTTCAGAATTATGTGTCGCCAATAGGGTGTGTACATTTTCACTCGCACCCAGAGACATATTGAGACCCTCGCGAAATGATTTATCAACTTCCAATTTATTTGGTAAAAGACCAACCTGTTTACCAAGATAAGCACCCCTCACCAATTTCACACCCAAATTAATACCATGTCTCTCAGCGGCGAGAAGATCCATTTCAAGTTCTTTGAGGGCAGCGCTACGATACATTTGATATGTTTTAAATACATATGGTTTGTGACGATTGAATTCATACATCATATCATATGATTCTCGTGAATAAAGGATATCTTCGGCGTCAATACAGACTTGACAATTGTTATTTATCGCGTGTTGAATTATCTTTTTCATGTGCGCCACCGCAAAAGTTGGTGATTCTCTAGATCCAAATGAAGTCATTTTTAGAGCAAACATACTTCCTGGAATATTTGACATCATGGTCATATTAACATCGCTGACATGTTGTGCGTCATGGAGTTTACAGTTCTCTCTCGCATAATCCAAAATAACTTTAGCGCTAGAGCGATGAACGTCTCTAATGACTTTTGTTAGTTCATGATTGAGTGCTGCATACCTCAGCATATCTTAAAGATATGGTACATTTTTAATACATGGATATGGAGACTCGTACTTTGATAACTAAAGTGCTTCTTCCCCGTATTAGGCAACTTGAGGAAGAAGTCGCCTCTCTACGAAGACACACATGGCCGTATGTTCAATCTCAGAAGGAAACTAATCAACTTGATGACATGCACGCAAAGAGAGACTTTTTCAAAAATCTGGACGATGACACAATCTTGGAACTCTTGAGACTCAAGGCGAGACTCTCAAGAAACCCAGGGCTTCAGGGGAGAGAATATGATATTATTACGACTTTGCGGAATAATTTTTGTTAGTGTATATTAAATGGCATCATTCCTACTTCAATTTATGGGTTTAGATGCACTCGGTGTATCTGTACCAGGTGCGGGATTATTTACCGCGCCCGTTGTTGCATTTCAAAAAGATAAAGATCTTGATGCGAGTACCATGATATCTCTTATCTGTTCGTGCTTGTGTTCAGCTATGGTTGTGCAGAGAATGGTAAATTTTCCATTTAAATCACCACCTATCATAATGATGTTGGCTGCCTGCTGTTTCTTGAGTTGTTGCTCATCTGTGATGTTAACTAAGGATACTTATGATCGTTTTACTCATAAATCGGAATAGTTTAGAAGAAATCATCCGTTCTGTACATATTCACCGTGTATGAACCAGTTTTACCAGTTACTGAAACTGATTCATTCCCATATATCTCTTCACACCCAATATCTTCCATACAGTCGCGCGCGTTGTGTGTCACGGGAACCGGGTACAAGTTTTCACCACCCGTTGTGGTATAATAGTGATAGCGATCCCTGCGTCCTCTGACCTCTTTACCGTATAGGGGGAGAGTTTCTTCTCCGGAACCCACGAGAATACCCATTTGTTGCATAAAACCGGGTTTGTATTGTTTGATGGGTGGACCTCTGAATTCGGGTTCGCGGCGCCTTTGTCGCCTCTCCATTGGTCTTGGAGGAACTGGCATCACAGGCACTTCCACTGGAACTTCGACAACTTTAGGGTTATAGTATATGTATCCCAAAACGAGAGCAAGTACAATAATAACTAACCACAAGATTTGAGTCTTGTTTTTGTTCTTTATCTTCATTTATAATAGTTAAGGAATATTATTCAGATAAAGACATGAAGGTACTCGCCATAGATATTGGGTATCATAATATGGGACTTGTCCTCGCCGAATGTGGTAAAGGTCCAAAGGTAGATGTAGAATTCATGAAGAAGGCAAGTCTCGAAGACTATAAATATATTCACTCAAATGACATCGTTGATCTCGTTCCGTTATTTGTAGATGCACATGAACATATTTTTGAAAGTGCTGATAAAATTCTTATAGAGAGACAACCACCTGGAGGGTTTACAAACATTGAGGTACTTCTAAATTACATGTTCAAAGATAAAGTCATCTTGGTTTCACCTGTGAGCATGCATACACATTTTGGTATGAGACACCTAAATTATGAGGAACGCAAGGAGCGAACTGTCTCCATTGCAGATAAATATATTGAGGGTGAAATACCCTACGAGAGGAAACACGATATTGCCGACGCACTATGTATGATTTTGTATTATAACTTTAGAGTTTCCGTACACTTTTTTGATAAATTTAGGTTTGACGGGCCTCGGCTCTAATAATTTCTAATGCGTTTGCCACAGATTCTAAAGCGTCAAACATTGTCGCCGCACTACGCTTTTTACAGCACACTCGAATATTTTCAATATTGTATTCAAAAGATTTCTTCTCCTTCTGTTTTCTTTCTTCGTGAGACTTCATAACACCCTTGAGTCTCTCAATCTCCGAATTTAACTTTTGTGTAATGACTTCAATGGCTTCGTCCATCTTTAGGATCTCTTCCTCATACCAGTCAATGTGACGGTTAAGAAGATCCCGTTTCACTTGAGATTTTGTTCTCTCCATCTGTTTTTCAACTCTTTCAATTTTGTCATCAATAATCTGAAGATTGTTTAAATATTTTTGATGGTGAAATTCCTTAGATTGCTCGAGAGCTTCAATTTGTTGTTTGATGTCCATTGTGTTGTGTAAACTCTTCGCCCCAAAACTTTATACCAAGCATGCATTCGTGATAGTCTATGATCCATTTTAAAGTTTGAGATCTTAGACTATCAGTTTCCTTGTAGAACTCATACTCTTTCCGAAGACGATTGAGTTCTTCTTCACGCCAGTGAGGCATTTTACTTGGGTGTTTTACCTTTCACGATCAATCTTAGGTCATCAATAAACGTATCAAAGCGTCCAAGGCGATACTGGACCAAAGCCCATAGGAAAAAGAATACCGTCTTTGTCAGGTTATTTATATCATTGTCTTCCATCTTGTATATTGGAGAAACCACTCGGTGCATAAAGGTTTCTTCCTTCTGTTGCCCTGTCACATACATTTCGGCTTGTGTCAAAGCACATGTATCATCATTGACACTCCAATGATAGAACAAAAATGGGATAAGTATGGAATAAAATTCAAGGTTTCTGCGATCATTTGTAAATGGAACTACCAGAATACCTATGAGAAATACAAGATGAATCCAGAATATTATGTTCATCTATTATAAAATGAACCAAGAAAATTTTGACGATCAAATGATCAAACAACAGGCACTTGAAAATCGTCGTGATAGTTGGAATGAGCAACACGAATCTATATTGCGTCAATGGGGTGAGGCTTCGGGGTGTTACAGGTACATGCATCACCGAGCGTTCCTGTTGTACAAGGGATTGAGTATGCGTTTTACTTTACCTGTCATTATACTTTCAACAATCACAGGTACTGCGAACTTTGCTCAAGAACAGTTCCCCGAGAACCTCCGTGGTATGGTGCCATCTGTCATTGGTGGTCTTAACCTTATCGCAGGTCTCGTCGCGACCATTATGCAGTTCTTGAAGATCAATGAACTTATGGAGAATCACAAGGCGGCGGCGCTCTCATTTGGCCTTCTTTCCAGAAATATTAGATTAGAATTAGCTCTCGCTCGTGAAGAGCGTAGTACAGATGGTTTGGAATTTGTTACCAGATGCAAGAATGAATATGACCGTCTCATTGAACAGTCACCAAGTGTTCCATCAACTATCCTTGCAGAGTTTGAAAAGGAATACCCACTTGACAATATGTTCACGAAGCCTGAGATTCTCGATGTCCGAGCGATTCCCAAGTTGAAACTACCAGGTTTCACAAATATAAGATCACACACGGGTTCAAGTGTCATCTCCGAATCAACAAAGGGTGGACCACTTTCCAGGATTGGAGAACTCGTAAAAGGGAGGGAAGAGTATGAAGCAAAAATAAAGATCCTTGAAGAGATGCAGTCTGAATTAGACGAAGAAGAAGAACTCACATCGGTGGTCTCTGAAGAACCGATAGACGTCGAGCAAGGTACACAAGAAGAATAAACATGCCGACATTAGTTAAAATAGAACAAACCACATATGGTAAAATTTTCTTTCTTAAAGGTTTTACGATACGTTCATGTAGTGCGTCATTTTCAAGCACTAAATCTATGGCTTGATTAGTAAGATCATCAATGGATTCTTTCATTAAAATTATCGAACAAAAAAAAGAAGAATCCTTTACCACAACGATTCACACACAGCAAATTGAAGCCCTGAAGAAATACATTCGCGAGGGTAAAAATGTATTTATATGTGGGAGTTCGGGGGTTGGAAAATCATATGTACTGAAAAATGTTCTTAATGATTCAAATAGTGTTGAAATAGAAAGAAATCATTTAAGTGCGAAGTCGCATTTTTTGACATTCATACGAAATGCACCGAGACATGCATTCATCGAGGATTATG